TTCCGGTAGGACCATGACGTAGATTTCGCTACATCACATGTAGTGCTAAATCGCCCCCTTTCGGGGACTAGTGGTTACTATTCTGGAATCAATCCGTAATAAGGTCGTCGGTTTCGATGCAGATTCATCTTTCGATGAGCTGATGTCGCCACCAGCGCTCTATTACCGTAATTTTGGAGCATGGTAGGTCGGCCTTGTGCACTTTCATGCAGGGCAAACATGAACCTGTTCGCCAATTCTGCCTGAGAGCCAAGTAACCGAGTGGAAGCACGAGTATTAGTAACCCGGTCAGGGTCTGGGATTGACGTAAAAGATATACATCTTTTAAGGTCATCCTCCAGATCATTTCCGGATAATAAACGTGTTGTCCCTTTGATGACTCCCTCAATTGCAATACATAAAGGCAATTGATGGAACATCCATACAGGACTCTTCCACATGTCGCTCTGATCCAGCAATCCCTCAATTGCTTTCCAATTAGACCGAACCAATTGGTCGGAATAATTGAGCCAGCGATTGAGTTTCGACTGTACCGAACTATCCATTGCTAGATAGAGATGTCTCAGGACGAGATCATGTTGGTCCTCATGCGAATGAGGATACAAGAAATCTCCCATGTTCTTGTTATTACCGATATCGTAGTATGTACGTACGACATTGATAATATCCAGAGGATCATGGCTCCTGAAATACTTCATCAGAGCATTGAAGTTCGTAGCCTTTCGGCGTAAGTTACTAATATGCTTAGACTTATATCCGAGGCACTTGTACAAGAGAGACACCTGATCCGGGATATTCAGACCCATTCGATATGGTATACCACGATCACGAAGTTGGCATAACATAGCAGTAATAAGATGGTACGGGACGGGGATCTCCCTACCTACACTTGTAGGAAGGGATTTCCACAGACGTTTGAAGTAGCTATTTCTAGCTCTGCCTGATTTGGCAGTACACTTCTTCATCTGCTCATCCACCCATTTCTTACTCCTGATGTTAAGACCAGACTCGAGGATATTCATGAATCCAGCAAGCTGGATTCCTGTAATCTCCTTCCCATAGTGAAACCATCTCTTCGCGAATTCATATGTAGTATACGACACATGTGTCTTCATAGGAGAGATGTCAACACCAAGGGATGACATGATATTCCGATATCTGTCTGCAACACCATCATGATTAATAACTACGTCATCCCCCAGAAGTATATAATATTCTGATTGTGGATCGAGGCCTTCCTTAAAGGCGGCATAGTCTATAACCATGTGGTGAGTGACAGCAAAGGTTGCCCAACTACTATAAGCTCCCATAGGTTGACCCGCATTATATACAACGGAATCACCCTCTGGAGTTACAAAAGGTGTGCCTACAAGTACTTCTTCCCATCCATCAGCATAAGGTCCACTTACCAATTTCGCAATAAGCTCCTTTTGAAGCTTAAGCGGAAACCGGTCTGTGGCTGCTGATAGATCAAGTGAGTGATACTTGTGACCTAAGCGTCTAGGAATGTAGGGATCCTGGGTAAAGGTCCGATCTTGCTTAAATGTCTC